GCCGCAGGTAGCCGCGCAGGCATCGACGGCAAGCGAAGCGGCCTCTGGCGTGAGATGGCTAGAGTCATCGGCGAAGTCAGGCCGCGCCACGTCTTCATCGAGAACAGCCCGCTCCTCGTCAACCGGGGGCTCAGCGTCGTCCTCGAAGACCTTGCCGCGCTCGGGTACGATGCGGAGTGGATGGTGCTCGGAGCGCGCCACGTCGGAGCTCCTCACAAGCGCGACCGCTTTTGGATGGTGGCCCACGCCAACGGCGGGCGACGCGAAGAGCTCGGGCTCGAGGAACACCTCGACGAGCAAGGCCAACTACGGAGTCTCCCTCACGGACTTCGTCAGGATGGATGGCGGCGCTGGTCGAACGGAGACTGGTGGCAAACTGAACCCGGCGTGGGTCGAGTGGCTGATGGGCTGGCCGGTCGGGTGGGCAGGCTTAGAGCCACTGGAAACGGGCAGGTTCCAAGCGTGGCTGCTGTCGCATGGTCTGTGCTCGAAGGGAGGAACCTATGAGTGACGTGTTCATCGTGCTCGAGCTGCCGTACGACGTGGACGAGCGGCCTGTCATCCATGGCTGCTTCGACGACTGCCTCGGGGCTCTCGTCATGTTCGGCACCGTGGTGGCTGACCTGCACCGCCGCATTCATGAGGCGGCTGGCTACGGCACACCCGTGCCCTTCCTCGCCTACCACACGGGCGACCTTGCACACGTCGAGGTCAAGGGCGGTGAGTTCGACAAGCACACCGTCGTCATCGAGCGCTGCCACCTTCAACGCCGGGTGGTGTCATGAAGACGGTTGAAGAGCTCGAGGCCGAGCTGGAGACGGTGAAACTGGAGAACGTACGCTTCCGCGAGTGGTACCGGAACGCCTTCGGCGGCGCGCAGAAGCGCGAGACGCCGTGGGAGGTGTGCAACTGCGAGCAGTGCCAAAGCCTGCGCCGCCTCAAGGAGACGCCATGAGCGGAGGATTCACCATGACACCCACCATCGTTGACGGCTGCGCCTACAACGCGAACGGCGGCAACTGCTCGCTCCGCATCACATTCGAGCCGGGTCACTCCGACGACTACGACCGCCGCTGCTTCCGCTGCGCGGTCAACGTGGACGACGACCAGGTGGCCACGTTCACGATCCACTACGAGGCGGCGCTCGCGCTCTGCAAGGCGCTGCGCGATGCGATGAAGGGGGACAGGGGATGAGATCGTTTGAGATCACCTGCATCACGAGGGCCTTCGTCGTCGCGCGCGATGAAGAGGAAGCCTACGACATGGCGCGGCGGCATGGTGCGCGCAGTGGAGGAAGAAATGAGCAGAGACCGTACGTTCGTAGAACCAATCAAGAAGCCAGTTCCAGGCGGCAAGATGGTCCAAGGGGCCAAGGCCTACTGCGACGCTTGGCGCAAGTACGCCGAGCCGCTTGCCTACAGCATCGGCTGGGACATTCACTCGTTCGGGGACGGCTACGTCAAGTTCGTCTCCAAAGACTCGAAGCACGTTCAATCCATCAGCCTCGCCTTCATCGAAGCCCTCGACAAACTCATCCCAGGACCACGCCATGCTCGAACTCAAGCGCGCCATCTTCCTCAAGGGAGTGTACGACCCGGCGGACACGAACCGCATCACGACGACCCTGTACCGCCCAAAGCACCATGACCTCCGCCTCGAGGACGGCTACGTGCGCTCCGGGCCGCTGCTTGTGCCCATGAACAACGTCGTCGAGCTCCAGCAGCACATCGAGGAGCCGGTGCAGGCACCCGTCGAGTCTGCTCCCGAGGCGGTGGGGGAGCCCGTCTCCGAAGAGCCGCGCCGTCGCGGCCGTCCACGCAAGAACCCGCTGCCCGCATGAGCAAAAAGGCCGATGCGATCCTCGACTCCTTCGAGGCTGCGGTCAAGCAGCAGCTCGAAGCGAAGAGTCTCGTCCACTTCGAAGGCCTTCTCACCAGTCCTCTGGGGTTCGGCCTTACTACTGCTTCTCCTCTGCAGCGCGCCATCGCTCGCGTGGCTGACGGGCGCGCTCTGGATGACCTTGCGGAAGACCCCGCAGTCATCCGAGCGTTTGGAGGAACAGCCCCGCCGGCTGTCAAACCTGCGGAATTCGCCATCGTCTCTGGCATTCGTACCGCGAAGAGCCTTTCGGCGGCTGCCCTGGCCGTCCATTGGTCGCAGCGGGCCGACCTTTCGAGGCTAGGACCCGGCGAAATCCCTCGTATCTCAATCGTTTCGCTCTCGAAGGACCTCGCGGACGTCGTCTTCGGCCACATCGTCGGCCGAACGATGGCGTCTCCGCTGCTTTCGAAGCTAATTCTGGAGACTCCGACCGCCGACACGCTCATGATTCGCCATCCGAGCGGTCGTCCGGTGGAGATCAAGGTCGTGGCGAGCTCGAAAGCGGGCTCGTCGCTCGTCGCGCGCTGGTCTGCCGGCGTCATCCTCGACGAAGTGGCCCGCTGGGGCGCAGACGACGCTGCCGTGTCGGTCAATGACCTGCGCGACGCCGTTCTTCTGCGCATCCTGCCGGGCGCCCAGCTCGTCTACATCAGCTCGCCGTGGGCTCCGATGGGGTTTCTCTACGATCTCGTGAAGGAACGATGGGGAAAGCCTGACCGCGACTGCATCGTGGTCAAAGCGCCAGCCTACGACATGGCGCCGATGATCTGGACGCCCGACAAGCTCGAGATTGCGCGCCGCGACCCGCGCATCTACCGCACCGACATCGAGGCCGACTTTGCCGACCCGGAGGAGGCGCTCTTCACGACCACAATGATCGAGTCGGCGACGCGAAAGGAGCCCATCATGGCCCCTCCGCTGCCCGGCGCGACGTACACGGCGGCCATCGACCCTGCCACGCGCGGAAACTCGTTCACCCTCGTGGTCACAACGGGCAGTGGGCGCAAGGAGAAGGTCGTTGCAGTGGCCAAGCAGTGGACAGGAAGCCCTGCAAATCCGCTGAGACCCGCTGCGGTGCTCGAGGAGATCGCGCACATCCTCAAGGCCTATCGGGTGACCGTGCTCGACAGCGACCAGTACATGGGCGACGCGCTCAGGGACCTCGCATTCCAGGTGGGCCTCGTCCTCGTGCCTCACCACTGGACGAACCAGGAGCGCACGAAGCGGTACATGACGCTCAGGACCATGTTCGAGATCGGCGAGATCGAGCTCCCACCCGACCCGCTCGTCAGGCAGGACCTTCAGCGCGTCGTGAAGCGGTACACGCAGACGGGCATCACCATCGACCTCACACGCACGAACGATGGCCGCCACGCCGACTACGCACCTGCACTCTGCATGGCTCTCACGCGCTGGCACGAGGAATCCCTGAGCCGCCAGCAGCAGCAGTTCGAGGGCGAGTACCAGGCGATGCCCGAAGACGAACGGAAAATCTGGGACAGTCTCGAAAAGAAGCTACGTCGCAAAAATGATCGACTGGCCAAATTTCGCCATTGAAGCCTGAGTAGAAACCTGGATACTTGGCCAGGAATGGCGAGTGTCCTCGAAACAACCGACGCGTGGTGGCTCGTCCATGGTCAAGGCGAGGACCCTGCGCCGTCTGTGGTCGCTGCCGTCACCTCGATTCGCAACGAGGCGGCGACCCGCCGAGGCATGTGGGTCCGCGCTGCCGAGGTCTACGGCCAGGACCTGCGAATGTTTGGGATGCCGGTCAAGGGCGTCTGGGACGAGCGGGTCTCGTTCAACGTCGCGGCCAACGCCATCGACACCATGCAAGCGAAGCTCGCGCGGCAGATGCCGCTCCCGAGCAGCCTGACTGTCGGTGGCGACTTTCTGCAGCGGTACCGCGCACAGCGCCTTGATCGGTTCCTCTCTGGGGCGTTCTACGCCGCCGGCTACGCCAAGATCTACCCGCAGCTCCTGCTCGACGTCCTCGTCTTCGGCACGGCCTGCGTGAAGGTCTACATCTTGGACGGCTCGGTGGTCATCGAGCGCGTGCCGATCTTCGACCTGCTCGTGAGCGAGCCAGAGGCGCGCTATGGCACGCCGCGCTGCCTCTACCACCGCTGCTACATGGACCGCAGCGTGGTCCTTGAGACCTTTGGGGGCGACGACGACGAGGGCCTCTACGGCTCGGCGGACGACCGCCGCAAGGCCATCCTCTCTGCGCCGAAGCCGGCCGACGACGACGCGTCGTACATGAACAGCTCCCGGTACTCAGACCAGATCCTGGTCTACGAGGCCACGCACCTTGCCTCGGGTCCGAAGGCGACCGATGGCCTGCGCGTCATCGCGCTCTCGACCGGCACGCTGTCGGCGGTGCAGTGGAAGCGCACTGGGAACTTCGGCACGGCCTTCCTGCGCATGAACACGCCGCTCGCCGGCTTCTACGGCAAGAGCATGGCTCTCGACCTCGGCGCCCCGCAGGACGAGTACGACAAGCTCTCGGCCAAGATTCAGGTGGCGCACGACCTCATGGGTGGCAGCCACATCATGGTGCAGGCCGGCACCCTCGGGAAGACCAAGATCGACAACGATGTTGGCACCATCATCGAGTACAACGGCCAGAAGCCGGACGTCTTCAACCCGCAGCCTGTCCACCCGGACACGTACGCGTACAAGGACATGATCGCGCAGAATATGCTGCGCTATCAGGGCATCAGCGAGCTTGCTGCCCAGTCCGTGCTGCCGGCGGGCCTGCGTCAGGCGTCGGGCCGCGCGCTCAACGTCTACGACGACATGGAGGACGCGCGCTTCCGCGTCGCCCACGAGGCCGTGCGGCAGTTCCACGTCGACATTGGCTGGCTCATCGTCGATGCCTGCGAAGAGGCGTCCGAGGCTGGCGAACAGGTGGAGATCCTGGCTCCAGGTCAGGGCGCGCTCGAGCGGATCAACTGGAGTGACGTCCAGATGGACCGCCGCGAGTACACGCTTCGCTGCGAGCCTATCTCCTCGCTCTCCCAGTCGAAGGCCGCGAAGTTCCAGGAAGTCATGGAACTCGTGGACCGGAAGATCTTCATGGACCGCCGCGAGGTGGCGCACCTGCTCGACCTCGGCGACATCATCGCCACGCGTGACATCGAGACGAGCGACATCGACATCGTCGACAAGACGTGCGCGCTCATCCTCCGTGGCGAGCCGTACCCGGACCCCGACAAGCGGCTCCTCCTGGACGTCGCCTACGACCGCGCCCGCCGCCACTACAACAAGGCGCGCGTGGACGGTGTGCCCGAGGAGCGCGTCGCCGAGCTCAACGAATACCTCAACAAGATCGAGGCCTTGATCGCCCAGATGCAGGCAGAGCAGGCCGACGCACAAGCTCAGCAGATGGCTCAACAGCAGCAGGCGGCGGCTCCGCCTCCTGGTGCTGCGCCGCAACCGGAGGAACCACCCAATGTCTGACGATCTCTACGCCAAGATGCAGGCGGCAGCACAGGCTGCCATCACCGCGAACACTCCCGCCGACGATGCCCCCGAGGCCGCAGAGGCTGCTTCCGACGAAGCGACTCTCAGCGGCGACGCGCCGGCTGCCGAGCAGCCCGTTGAGGCCGAGGCGCAGGGGGACGAAGGCGACGAGCCCCCGTCCGCCGACGAGCCGCCTGCTGAAGAGCCCGGCGAGATCGACATCGCCGACCAGATCCTGGCGGTCCGTCAGGCTGCCGAGCGCCGTGTGCGCAACGCCGAAGGTCGCGCGCGCGAGCTCGAGGCGAAGCTCGAGAAGATGACCGAGCGCGTGGAGATGTCGCGCAAGGAGGTCGTCGAGGAGCTCTTCAAGAAGCTCCGTCGCGCCCCGGCCCGTACCTTCAAGGAGTACGGCTTCGAGTTCCAGGACCTCATCGACGCGGGTATGCGCGAGGGGCAGGTCCACGACGGTGCGTACGGCGAACTCGACGAGGTTCGCGCGCAGATCCGCGAGCTTCAGAAGGAGCGCGAGGAGATGCAGCGCGCTCGCCAGGAGCAAGAGGAGAAGCAGATGTACCAGTCTGCTCGCCGCGAGTTCCTCGGCATGGTGAGCGAGAAGCAGTTCCCGACGCTCTACAACATGTTCCAGGACGACCCGGAGCCGCTGTGGATCGAGGCTCAGCGCATCGCCGAGCAGCACGAG